GATTACCGGGCGGCGGGCGGCGGGCGGCGGGCGGCGGGCGGCGCGGGGGTGAGTAGGCAAGGCGGGCAAGGCGGGCAAGGCGGGCAAGGCGGGCGGCGCGGGGTCGGGCAAGGGGCGCGGGGGCGGTGACTAGATCAGTTTCGACCTTGTGTCAGCCTTGTGTCAGCGTATTTCTTTGACCGGGACACACAAGTGCTTGATTTACAAAGCAAAAACCCGGTTTGTGTTAGTGTGTCAGTGAAAACGGGATAGGGCGCGGGAAATGCAGCGCGGAAAAGTAAGGCGAGGCAAAGGCGCGGCAAGTGTCGGAGAGCATTAAAAAACATCCGCCGCCCGTCCGTTTTTCACTTTTCCCGGTTTTTCTCTCTTTTTATATATACTTATTCTATAAATAGTTAATAGAAATCAATCACTTACAAACCGCTGACCCCCTATATCTTGTTTTATATGTTAACTTAACCCCCACAAAAGCTGACACAAGAAACGCGCAACCCCTTGTTTTTACTAGGCTTTTTTTGTCCCAGCATTTCTGACTCGCTGACACAAGCGGCACACCGCCCCGACACAAGCCGCACCCCGCCCCGCGTAGCTCTACGGCACCGGAAAAGCTTGTATTCCCCTAGGTAAAGGAATGTATACTAACTAGGTCGATTCACTCACCTAGGAATGCACACCATGAAAAACGAGACCCCCGTTACCCCAAGCGGCACATTCACCGTCCGCCCGGAGCACATGACCCCGATAGAATTCCGCATCATTTCCGGCATTGTCCGCCGCGCCATTTCAAAGAATTACACCATAAGTGTGTATGACGGTGAAGAATTCACCGTCAAGCGTAGCCGCGATGCCGCCGAAATTATCGGGGCACTTGCCACGACGGAACAGGATGCACTAGTGCTGCGCGATGCTGACGGGCGCAAGGTCGGGACAATAAGCCTTGTTTATAACGGTGACGATACCGTCGTGGCTGACCACACCGACAATGACGAAACCGCCGACCTCATCATCTAACCACGCGGGGCGGGACTAACACCGCCCCGACCTCACCGGAGTAAACGAAACATGACCATCCAAGTAGAGCAGCGCAGCGTGTACGGCTGTATTAAGTTTTACCCCGTGAACCCGTTGGCGGCACAATTCGCCGCGCTCATCCGGCAGAAGACTTTTGACGCGGCTAACCTGCGCGATATCAAGGCCATGGGCGTAGTGGTCGAAGTCACCGCGCCTGTTATCGCTATCGAAACCATCTAAACCAACCAACACAAACGAGGTTCACATGAATATCGGATCACTTCTTCTAGTTGTTCTCGCCGTCCTCGGACTAGTGTCCGGCGCACTTTTTGCGACACGCGGCGATATGTTCGGCACGGCTATTTTCCTGTTATCGGTCCCCCTTTTCGTCCATATGGCAATCGCGGAGAGTAAGTAATGAAACCTTCCAATTTTATCGCGATCTACGCAACCGGGTTCCTCTTACTGGGCCTGATCGCCCCCGCTATCCCGACCGCACATTCGACGCTGGCGGTTAATTTCGCGGCCTACGCCGGACTCATCGGGGGTCTGTTTTTTGGAATCCTCGCACTAATTCTGGCCCATGGGGAACGAACATGACCATCTATGACACCATCACCGCGAGTATCGTCGCCGGGATTGAACACGGTGCGGGTGAATTTCGGATGCCATGGCATCGCGCCAGTACCGACGGGGGTATCCCGCACAATGCGCTGACAGGGACCGATTACAGGGGGTCCAATGTACTTATGCTATGGGCCGCTGCGATGGGTAAGGGGTACGAATCCACCCGATGGGCGACCTATAAACAATGGGCCGCGATGGGCGCCCAAGTCCGTAAAAGCGAAAAGGCCACGACGGGTATTTACTACAGTGTGACGGCTCGTGAGGATGCTGAAACCGGCGAAACGAAAACGGCACGATTAGGCCGTGCGTTTTTCCTATTCAACGCGGCGCAGGTTGACGGGTACAGCACGCCCGATGCCGCGCCCCGCGTGGACCTTACCGACCGGGTTCGCCGGGCTGATGATGCTATCGCAGCGACTGGGGCGAAAATCACGCATAGCGGGTCCCGCGCCTTTTATCGGCCTTCTACTGATTGCATACACCTGCCGCCGCGTGATGCTTTCATCGGGACCGAAACGAGTACGGCAACTGAGGCATATTATTCTACGGCCTTGCACGAGCTCGCCCATTGGACCGGGCACACTTCGCGTTTATCGCGGGACTTCACACGGTCTAAGCGTTTCGGAGATGAGGCATACGCGGGTGAAGAGCTCGTGGCGGAACTTGGGGCCGCGTTTTTATGTGCTCAACTGGGCATAACCAATTCACCCCGGGCGGATCACGCGCAATATTTGGCGCATTGGTTAAAAGTATTAAAAACGGATTCCCGCGCTATCGTCCGGGCCGCTAGCGATGCTCAAAAGGCCGCAGATTACATCTGTAACGCGCAAAAAGCTGACGCGGCCCCGCTAGCTGTCGCGGCCTAAACATCTACATTGGAGAAAACGACAATGCTCAGAATATCGAAAACATCGAAGCTTGACGGGGTGCGCTCATGGTCACTTGTCGCCCGTGACACTTGTCCGGGATCGATTGGCGCGGATGGTTCACTGGTTGCCGCGTGTGCCGGATGCTACGCGGTCGGGGGTAATTACCGGTACCCGAATGTAAAACTCCCACGCGTTGAAAATCGCGAAGATTGGAAACGCCCCGAATGGGTCGCCGATATGGTCGCCGAGCTAGACCGCGACCGCTATTTCAGGTGGTTCGATTCGGGCGATATGTACGCGGTAGGTCTCGCCGAAAAGATTCTAGAAGTAATGACGCGCACCTCGTGGGTTCGGCATTGGTTGCCGACCCGCATGCATAAATTCTCAAAATTCGCGAAAGTGCTCGCGAGGATGCAAGCGTTATCTAATGTGATGGTCCGACCTTCTTCGGATTCTGTTATGGGCGAATACACTCCCGGCGTGCATGGTTCAACTATTGTCCCGGCCATTGATGCGGTACCGGGCGGGGCGACGCTATGCCACGCGGCGACCAATGCAGGAAAGTGCGGACCTTGTCGGGCGTGCTATGACAAGGCCGTGCCCGTCGTCGCGTATCTGGCACACGGCAGATCGATGCTAAAAGTGATCCGCGAACAGGTGGCGGCATGACCGCGCACCACTTGGGGCGATGGGACCGGATGGTGGCGGGCGCATATCTGCAGCGAAAACAAGGCGGGCGGGCACCGAATCCCGTGCGAGCGGCGAGGATTGCGGGCCGGTACGGTGCGAACCTGTCCCGGGGGTACGCGGCGAGTGGGTGCGGGGCTGTTATGTTGTCCCGGCGAGCCTTTTGGGAATGGCTGCAGCAAATGGCGCGATAAACCGGTAAATCCGGCAGGGTGCGAGCGAGACCGGGAAAAACTATGTGCGAGCAAGACCGGGAAAAACTAGGTGCGAGCAAGACCGGGAAAAACTAGGTGCGACCGCTCCGCCAAAAAAGATTGAAAAAAGTGAGTTTGGCGTATTGACAGGGTGCGAACGCTCCGATAGTGTGTAAACACTGTAAAGAAACATTGACTAACTAACCAACTAAACGAGGACAAGTCATGAAGACTTACAAAGTAACGATTCGTGCGACCGTGACCAAGACGCTGACGGTCGAGGCGGAGAACGAGGATGACGCATACGAAGTCGCATCTGATGGCTTCAGTGTTTTGTGTGACGGCGATGATGAAAACTATGAGCAGGATCTCGTAGACATAAAGGAGAGCAAGTCATGAAAAATGAAATCGTGCAATTCGATGAGCGTTTTGGTGAATGGGGTCACGAGACTGAAGAAACGGAGCGCGACTACGAGCAGCAGATTCGTGATCGCGTGGAGACCTACAACGGCTACGCCAGCCAAGTTAATAGCGGGTGGGTCTGGATCGTCGGCTGCAACGAGCAGCGATGGTCGCGCAGATCGACGCGACACGCCTGTGAGCGCGTGGTGTATCAAGTGGTCGAGCATTTGGGAGAAGAGGACGCTTTCGACCTGTACACGAATGACGAGTTCGATGACGCAGCTAGTTTTGGTGGGGAGGATAGGGCATGAGCCGCTATATAGTCTCGCTGTCCCGTGTAGAACATCGCGTATATCAGATTGAAGTCGAAGCCGACACGCCGGAGAAGGCGCACGATATCGCCGTAGACAAATGGGCAGAAGGCGACGGAGCCTTTAAAGATATTGGATGCGTCCACGCCGAGGACTTTATCAATGATGTTGAAGAAAAGCGGGAGGTCGCATGAGCAAGAGTATGGCGCGGTTCAACCACGCGTTCGCTTTCGGTTTCGAGCTGGAGAACGACTCGCCGGAAGGCGAGGTCACGGGGCAAGAGCTGCGTCACGCCATCGTGTGCAGACTGCAAGAGATGACCGACGACGAGATTTTGGGTAACTGCGACAGTCCTTGGCACACTTACAAAAACAAGGAGGACGAGGTATGAACGACACAGACCTGCAAATCCTGACGATGTACTACCGGGACGGTATGAAAGAGAAAGAGATTGCCGACTCCCTAAAACTTTCGCTGTTTGTTGTCTACGAGGTTTTAACTGCATTTGACTGGGAGGACGAGGCATGAAGGCTTACAAAGTAACCATTCGTGCGACCGTGACCAATATTTTGGTTGTCGAGGCGAGGAACATTGACGACGCGTGTGCTGCCGCGCATAGGGAATTTCAAAAATGCGTGGAGATCACGGGTGAGTATGAGCGGATTGAACAAGAGGCTATACACATCGAGGAGGACGAGGCATGACCAAGACACGCGAAGAAATGATTGAGGCGTTGACGCTTGAAGCGATTAATTACATCCGCGAAGCAATGCTGCATGGCGATACTGGGCTGCTTGGCGACTACCTAGAGCTGGGCTTTATCGGGTACAGCCACATGGACGAGGAGGAGCTGCGGACTGAGTACGAGGATACCGTCGGCGAGGAGGACAACGCATGACCGAGTTACCGAAAACCCCGCACGATGCTTTGGTGCTTGCGCTAATGCTTGCGATCACGGCTCCATCAGACGCGCATTCGACTGTAGTTGTGGAACTCGCAGAACAGCTTTCGGTCGGCATGACCGAGCTTGAGGTTGAACGGTGCAAGAAACGCGTATTGAAAGAGTTGAGGATGCGAGCATGAATAAAACCGATCTCGACTACATCGCCGCGTTGCAAGCGGTGATTGCAGCACAGGCCAACATCATCCGAGTGATGAATGAGCAGTTACAAATTTTAATGGAGTTGCAGCGATGAACGAGCCGAACGAGACGAACGAGACGAACGAGATCCCGAAAGATTGGTGGGTTCCGATTGACAGCGACGAGGCGTGGATTCGCCAACAAATGCTCGACTACGAGCACGAGTTCTACGAACTGCGTGAGTGGTGGATGCGACCGCCGCAGCTTGAATTGCAGCTCGAATTGCAGCTCGACGAGCCGAAGCAACCCCGCCCCTACGCGCCGTTCTAGGTGCTTGACAGTTGTAAAGAAACATTGTTATATGGTGGATAGATGGTGGACAGGAGGATACAGAAATGTCGTACGACACGGTTTTTGAAACGATGCTGTCGGGCATCAAGGTTGAGGTTGGCGCAGAGTGCGAACGTGGTCTTGGAGGTGGCGAGGTTGACATCGAGCAGGTTTTTCTGCTTGCCGTGTGGACGCCGAAAACTGAAAAGGCTCCGGCAGGGTTTTGCGAACTCGACACGCCGGTTCTGCTACCGTTTGATGCGAACTGCGACATATACGATGAGGCATTAGCCATCGTCAAAGAGAGCAACGCGCTGCGACCACATTTTGATCAGCCGGATTACGCAGGGCGGTATTGATGACCCCCGAGGCTAGGGTCAAAGTGAAGGTGAAGCGGATACTCGCTGAACTGGGCGCGTACTACGCCATGCCTGCGACCGGCGGGTATGGTTCGAGCGGCGTACCGGACTTTTTGATCTGTCACCACGGCAAGTTCGTGGCGGTAGAGTGCAAGGCAAACGGTGGGAAGACCACTGCATTACAGGAAAAGCATCTTGCGGACATTCGTGGCGCAGGAGGCGTGAGTTTAATCATCCACGAAGCAAACGTAGAGAACCTACGCAAGGAGTTGGAAAATGTTTATGAATACAAAGATCCTTCGGTTTTTGGCGAAGGGTAAGAGCGTGGATTATATCGCCAAAACTATTGGCGCTGACAAGAAATATATACGCACGGTGCGACGGAAGGGCGCTCAGAAGCTACAAGTCGAGCGTAACCACGACCCGAAGGTGGTGAAGGCTGAGAAGGGGTACATCAAGAGGGTTGAAGCTCTGTACAAAAAGCCAGACCTTGTGAATCATCCACCGCACTATCGTGATGGTGGTATCGAAGTCATCGACTTTATCGAGGCCAAAGACCTGAACTTCCGTTTGGGCAACGCCATCAAGTACATCAGCCGCGCCGGTAAGAAGAACTCCGATCCCGTGCAGGACTTGGAGAAAGCCGTGTGGTACTTGCAGCGCGAGATTGACGCGAGGAAGGGCGCATGATCCGTGCATTAATTAACTGGTGGAAGCATCGTGAACACGAGGCTCACTACGCATGGAGCCGGGTGCCGCCACCCAACTGGGCCTGTTCCCGCAAGCGAGCAGGGGGGGAATACTGGTGAACGATAAAACTATGGAGTTCCTAAAGGACCGCCTTGATAAACAGATACGGGACCTTGTGCGAGAGAATGGACATCTCAAAGATTCGCTCTTCCGCAAAGACCTTGAACTGAACGCAGTGCGCCGTGAGCTAGCAGATGCAAATAAGACACATACTTTTTTAAGCGTCACGCTAGGCATCAGTCTGTTGGCGTTCCTCGTCTTTTCACTGTTCGCAATTAGATTAGTAGGAGAGTAGCCATGCCTCTACATTATCAAGCCGATATGTTCGACGACGAGTGGGACAAGGTGTCACATACTTCAGATGAGTACCGCCGGGAGACACGGCAACTGCGTGAGCGGTGCGCCGTATACGCCAAGGAGTTAGATGAGCTGCGTCTTGTAATCGACAGTCTGCGTACTGACTTGGAAACCTTGAGCAGCGAGATGGAACGGATGGACAGGCAATCGTGACCCCCGACGCATACAAGGTGATGAGGATGGCCGTCGAAACCGGCGTTGCGGTTGGCATCCGGCGCGTTTACAAGCACAACCCGGCACCGACTCACGAGGCGATTGCCGAGGCGGTCGAGGAAGCGGTGATTGATCAAATCTGCGAGTGGTTTAGGTTTGAGGAGGTGCTGTCATGACCGACACAATCACCCTGCCCCGCGCTGTGATCGAGAATATGCGCGGTGAGCTGTACATTCTTGTCTGCTTTTCCGACGACGATTGCGGTGAGTTGGATTGTGATGAATGCGAACCGCTACGCCCTATCTGGTCTGCGATTGCTGTGCTCGACGCCGCGCTGAAGGAGGACAAGACATGACACGCGAAAAAATCATCCTATTGGTGCAAGAGGCGGTAATTGAGGTTCCTAACGAAAACCCGTTCGATTTTAGACTTCCCCAAATTGAAACAATTTATTTCCAAAACGCTGCGGCCGAGCGTTTCGCAGCCCTCGTTGCCGCACATGAGCGTGAGGCGTGTGCAAAAATCTGTGACGGATACACGGAGTACGGCGACCCGATCACGAACTGGGCAGTAGACTGCGCCGCTGCTATTCGTGCGAGGGGGGAGTGAGATGGGAACTGAAGAAGACATCCTTGACCTGATCCGGGAGTTGCCGGGTGAGATCAACAACTCCGGAACCACGACCGAGTTCAAGTTCTTGACCGTAGGCAGCGTTCTCTGGGCATGCCACGACGAGATCAAGCGGCTACGTGCAGAGAACCAGAGGTTGAAGAGTGAAGCTAAAACGCGAAAGAAGGTGTAGCGAGTGTTGGCATTTGTTTGCTAGTCCTGAATCTATAAGAATTCATCGCCTGATAGGTGGGCGGTGTCGCACTGAGGAAGAGTTGAAAGCCGCAGGGTATTCATCGACCCCTAAGGGGTGGCTACAAGGTGCGGGTAAACCCAAGTTAAATGAGGTGGTGACAAAATGATTTACTCAGGTGCGGGGCCGTTACCCCGACATACATATTGCTACGTAGAACCAAACGTTTTTGGCAACGATGATTGGGAGCGTGTGGCGTGGTTTGGTCTGGTCAGTCATCCCGGTAAAACGTGGGGGTGTCACGTTATGTTGGAGTGCGGAGCGGTATATCGTAACGTGCCGCTTCATCACATGGCGCACAGGGTTAACGACGTAGGGTGGGAACCGTGGGACGCTCAAACTTGGGACTGCTACGGGCACCAATTCAGTGTAGTGGAGTATCCGTTTCTTGAAGCCATGCCGATGCGAGTAAAATTACGAGACAAGACAGAGCATGAAGGTCGGTATATGTTCACAGCGATACCTATGCTTGATGGGTTCAGCCTAGAGCCAGAGCAATCCAAAGAGTTTTATTTCGTCAAGTTAGACAACGGCAGATTCACGGCGCAGCCAACAAACCATGTTCTTGTGAAGGATAAGTCTTTCACGACCGAGGTTGCGTGGCCTAAGTTGCAGCGGCAGACAGAGATATGGAGCGTTGACCCATGAGTGTAGTAGAAAAAGATTATCTTCCACAGTTTGCCGCTGAGGCGGTCAGAGATTTTGAAATACTTAAGCATCTTTTTGAGCAGGAGGGACACATATATGGAAGCACATATGGAAGCATTGCGGAACTGATACGTAGTGCGGCGCACATCGTGCTGCCGATGAACGGAGAAATTTACAGGGATAAGTACAAGGAGTTTACGCAAGAGGAGTGCGTATCGTCTGGCGTTATGCCGCACTTGGTCACAACATTTGAGTATCCGATCAACAAATACTATTTCGCTGACCCCGATACTGAGTGGGCTGAATCGTATTACGCGCCGGATGCTATCCTAGTAGTGGCTCTAGACCATAAACTTTCAGCTACTTACGACAGAGGATTTTATACCAAGGGTGGGGTTGATATAGACATACCATACAAGCGCGACCCTCTTACCGCAATACCTTTAGCGCGGTATGGTAATGGTTTTTATGGCGAGAATAACCGTGAATTGCGTTGGACTCTGCTTAAACACTACGTCAGTACATTGATACCTCTACACTTCCATGATGTAAACGGTGGACAGGTTACTAATTTAAATCTGATAGACATATTCACAAAAGAGCCTGCGGTAAAGAAAGAATACGGTGAAACTGTACAAGAGTCAGAAATTGGAGAAGATATACAAAACGCGCTGTCCATCAATCTGTCCGGTTTAGATGCAGTTGTACAAGCCTGTCATTCGTTACGTGTCGGCGCGACTCTTGAGGCTAGAAAAGAAAAGTCATATACACGCTCACGCACTTTCGAGAAGAAAGGTGTAGGCGGGTTTGAGTACCATGTTCTCAAGTTGCCTACGGGTACAGTGAAAGAAACTTTAGGTAGCAGGGTTGGGTCTGATAAAGACGGCCCCAGATATCACTTCAGACGAGCGCACCTACGTACTTTATCTGCAGGCACACAGACTTTCGTCAGGTCATGTTTCGTGGGTAACAAAGAGAAGGGCGTTGTGGAGAAGGAATACAATATTCCGAAGGCACAAGCATGAGTTTTATCACGCTCGATTTCGAGACGTACTACGACAAGGGTCTTGGGTTCCGCACTCAGACCAACGAGGAGTACCTTAACGATCCTCGCTTTGAAGTGATTGGTGTAAGTATCAAGGTCGATGACAACCCGGCCAAGTGGGTCACGGAGAACATCGCAGAAGAATTCGCCATGCTGGACTGGGGCAACTCAGCCCTGCTCTGCCACAACATGCTGTTCGATGGCGCAATCCTTGCATGGAAGTACAAGATTGTTCCGGCGATGTACTACGACACGCTGTGCATGGCCCGTGCCATACATGGCGTAGATGCAGGTGGCTCACTCAAGGCTTTGGCTGAGCGGTACAACTTAGGGGTCAAGGGCACCGAGGTGGTCGAGGCTTTGGGCAAGCGCAAGCAGGACTTTACCCCGGAGGAACTCGCAGCCTACGGACACTACTGCATCAACGACGTGAACCTTACCTTCAAGCTGTTCAGCACTCTGCTGTCGGGTCACTTTCCGAACGACGAACTTAAGCTGATAGACATGACGCTTCGTATGTACACGCAGCCCGTGATTGAGGTGGACGATGCACTCTTGGTCGATAGACTGGAGTATGTCAGGGCGCAGAAGCAGGAACTACTCAGTAGTCTGATGGATGCGATGAAGGTCACGACCGTCGAGGAGGTCCGGGCATGTCTGGCAAGCAACCCGCAGTTCGCCGCTGAACTTGAGCGGCACGGTGTCACCCCGCCCAAGAAGACTAGCCTGACGACAGGCAAGGAGACGTTTGCCCTTGCCAAGAACGACGAGGCGTTTATCGAGCTCCAAGAACATGACGACCCACTTATCCAACAGCTATGCGCTGTCCGTCTGGGTACTAAGTCCACCATCGAGGAGTCGCGTATCGAGCGGTTCATCGGCATCGGGTCGCGGAACCGGGGGCGACTGCCCATCCCGCTTAAGTACTACGGGGCACATACGGGCCGTTGGAGTGGGTTGGACTCTGTGAACTTACAGAACTTGCCGAGTCGGGACAAGAGCAAGAAGGCGCTTAAGAACGCGCTGCTTGCACCGTCTGGGCACTACATCATCAACTGCGATAGCAGCCAGATCGAGGCGCGTGTCTTGGCGTGGCTTGCAGGGCAGCACGATGTGGTCAAGCAATTCGCCAACGGCGAGGACGTGTATAGCGTCTTTGCGTCCAAGATCTATAAGCAGCCCATCACCAAGGCTAACCCGGTCGAACGCTTCGTTGGTAAGACCTGCATTCTCGGACTTGGGTACGGCACCGGTGCTGCCAAGTTACGGCACACGCTGAAGACCCAGCCCCCCGGCGCTGATCTGAGCGAGGACGAGTGCAAGCGCATTGTCGATCTTTATCGGCACGAGAACTACAAAATCCCTGAGCTGTGGCACGAGTGCGAGTTGGCACTTAATCACCTGATGGCGTGGCCTACGGGTACCCGTGAGTACTCCTTGGGACAGCATGAGGCTGTATGGGTCACACCAAACGGCCTCCGTCTACCGAACGGCCTGTACATTAAGTATCCGAAACTGCAGCGCGGTGAGAAGGGCTTTATCTACACCTCACGCAAAGGGGTCCAATCATTGTGGGGCGGAGCCGTCGTGGAGAACATCGTGCAGGCACTTGCCCGGATCATTGTCGGTCAACAAATGATAGAGTTGGCGAAGCAAGGGCTGCGTCCGGTACTGACCGTGCATGACGCGGCTGTGGTTGTAACCCCGCAGAACGAGTTGGAGCAAGCGATGAAGGCAATGATTGTGATCATGTCCGCACCTCCTGAGTGGGCACCGGGCCTACCTGTAGCGTGCGAAGCGAAGTATGGTAGATCGTACGGAGACTGTTGATGGATATTTTTACCCCTAAAGGACAGGAGTCGCTAGAGCAAGAACGTAAACTTCTTGCGTCTTTTTGCGCGGCTACAAATTACTCTGTAATTGAAACTGATAAAAATCAACCAGCACAGGTGGACGGATTTATTGTCAACGACGGTGTATTGTGTGGGGTGTTTGAGTCCAAGTGCCGTAAGGCTGACGTGGCTAAGATGCACAAATGGGGAGACGAATGGATTCTTACGTATCAAAAACTATTGGACGGTGCCGAGATAAGCAAAAGGCTACGCACCCCGTTTTACGGGATCGTGTACTTGTTAGATGAACCCATAGGTATATTTATTACACTGACTGACAGCGAGGGTAAAGTTTTGCCGAAGGTACGCGTTGAAAACACTGAGACACAAGCGACTATAAATGGTGGCACGGTAGTACGTGCTAACGCATACATAGACATATCCCCTTGCCTGACATTCCCAATTATATGATTAAGTGGTCATTCAGTGGTCTTAAAGACTTTGACAACTGCCCGAGGCAGTACCACGAGGTCAAAATCCGGCAGAACTTCGTGAAGAAAGCCACGGAGCAGATGCTGTACGGCACCGCTGTCCACAAAGCTTGCGAGGATTACGTCAAGGATGGCACGCCGCTTGCGAAGAACTATGAGCGGTTCAAGCCCATGCTTGATGTACTGCGCGAGACGCCGGGCACTCAGTATACTGAGTACAAGATGGCACTGACCGCAGAGAAGGTGCCGTGTGAGTTTGACTCGCCGGACTATTGGGTTCGGGGTGTCGTGGACTTGCTTGTGGTTGACGACACGCAGGCGTACATCGTGGACTACAAGACCGGGAGCAACCGGTACCCGGACCCGAAGCAGTTGAAGCTGATGGGGTTGATGACGTTCATGCACTTCCCCGAAGTAGAGCACATCAAGGCGGGGCTACTGTTTATCGCACACAATTCGTTTGTGTCTGAAGCGTATAGACGAGAAGACATACCAAAACTGTGGCAGGTATTCGCGCCGACATTGAAGCGGCTTGAGCTGTCGTTCATCAATGACTCTTGGCCTGCTCGGGCTACGCCGCTCTGCGGATGGTGCCCGGTGAACAGCTGCGAGTTTCACAAGGAAAGATGATGATCCGTACAAGGCACGAGTGTACAGGATAGGGGGCTTTTACCTCCTCCCCGTGCTGAATTATTGAAGCACTAACCGTGTCAGTGTAGGGCAGTTCAAACACCTCGTTTTTTCCGGCTGAGCCTACGCCGTCTAGCCCACGAGACGGGCCTTACATAGTGAGAACTAGTTATGCAAGTGATAGACAACACAGCGATCCGTGCCATGCTCCCCGCAAGGGTAGCGGATATGACGCTTGGCGTAGTTGAGAAGAGTCGGCTCGTCGAAAATCATGGCGATTGGAAAGACATCCTACTGTACTGGGGGTATAACGAAGCGGCAACGCTCGCGGCGTTCCTCGATGCAGAGGGGCCGAAGTTAGACGTACCTAGCGTGCCATCTCCGATGCTGCGTGACTACACGTGGCCCGGTATACACAAGCCTTTCGAGCACCAACGAGACACAGCATCGTTCTTATCGCTCAGACAACGGGCGTTTTGCTTCAACGAGGCAGGCACAGGCAAGACTTCTGCTGCTATCTGGGCTGCGGATTACTTGATGGAGATCGGTCTTATCAAGCGTGCGCTCGTCATCTGCCCTTTGTCGATCATGTACTCGGCTTGGCAGGACGACATCTTCAAGACCGCGATGCACAGAAAGTGTGGTATCGCACACGGCTCCGTATCGAAGCGCATTAAGGTAATCAATAACGATTACGATTTTGTTGCCATTAACTTTGATGGCGTGAGCACGGTTGCAAACGAGCTACACGGTAAGTTCGATCTGATCATCGTAGACGAGGCCAACGCCTACAAGTCCGCAACGACTAAACGTTGGAAAACGCTAGCCAAACTGCTTCAGCCAAGCACTCGACTGTGGATGATGACCGGCACCCCGGCGGCGCAGTCTCCTGTGGATGCGTTCGGACTAGCTAAATTGGTCAGTCCGCAGCGAGTCCCAAAATTCACGGGAGCTTGGCGGGATCGCGTGATGTATCAGGCTAGCCGGTTTCGTTGGATCCCTAGACTACAAGCACAGGAAGTTGTGCATGAGGCGCTGCAACCTGCCATCCGCTATACCAAGAAAGAATGCCTTGACCTACCGCCTGTTGTATACCAAACACGCGACGTTGCCTTGACGCCACAGGCACAAGCAATCTATAAGCATTTGAAATCACAGCTATTGATCGAGACTGCAGGCGAGCAGATCAGCGCAGTCAATGCAGCCTCTGCCCTCAACAAACTGCTTCAGATCAGCGGCGGTGCCGTGTACACGGACAACGGTCAGACTTTGGAGCTCGACGTATCTCCTCGGCTGAATGCTTTAAAGGAAGTACTAGACGAAACGTTAAACAAAGTTGTAGTATTCGTATCGTACCTGCACACTATTGGTGTAGTTACCAAGTTCCTAAACAGTGAGCATATCAGTTGTGAAGTCATACAAGGTTCAGTCCCCGCTCGTGAACGGTCGCAGATCATCGACCGGTTTCAGACACAAGAATCCCCCCGCGTCTTGGTTGTTCAACCGCAATCTGCTGCACACGGCATCACGCTGACGGCAGCGGACACGGTAGTTTTTTGGGCCCCCGTAATGAGCGTAGAGACGTACCTGCAGTGCATCGCACGCATCGACCGTGTTGGACAGAAGAACAACATGACCGTCGTGCATCTGCAAGGCTCGGAAGTAGAACGGAAGATGTACCGGATGCTTCAGGGCAAAGTTGATAGCCATCAAAAACTAGTTGATCTATATAAACAGGAGTTGAATGAAGTCTATGAGTAACGTGAATACAGAAGAGGTAGTCAACGCTTACTTGGCGATCCGTACAGAGCGAGATAGTCTCTTGCGTGAGTACGAAGCCAAAGACGCGAAGCTGAAGGAAGACTCGGCTAAGCTAGAGGCGGTGTTGCTCGATGTGTGCAATACCATCAGCGCAGATAGCATCCGTACAACGAACGGGACCGTCATGCGAAAGCTTAACGAGCGGTTCTTCTGCCAAGATTGGGATAACTTTAGGAAGTTTGTGTTAGAGAACGAAGCATTAGAACTTTTTGAGAAGCGTATCCACCAAGGCAACTTCAAGCAGTTCATGGCCGAGAACGAAGGTGATGGGCTGCCCCCCGGTGTAAGCGTGATGCGCGAGTACGGTATTACAGTTAGAAAATCTAGTAACTAGGAGTTATTTTATGAGCAATGACATCATCAACAGTATCAAAACCCAACTTGCGGGCGTTCAGCTTGGAGTAGATGACGCAACCCGTGCCTTGATGGGCGGCAGCGGCAACAGTAGCAAGCGAATCTCTATCAAGGGTTTCTCGTTCCGCAAGCTTGTGGGCGGTAAGGAAATCGGGGTCATTGAAGACCGGCACATGAACGTCATCTTCGTGAAGTGGTCTGAGACCCCGAGCCGCACTTACTATGTCGGTGCGTTCAAAGAAGGCGAAAAGACCAGCCCCGCTTGTTGGTCGAGCGACAGCAAGACCCCTAACCCGGAGGTCAAGAACCCGCAGTCGTCCAAGTGCGAGACCTGTCAGTGGTCCGTGAAGGGCTCGGGACAGGGCGGCACGGGCTCGGCTTGTCGGTTGTCATGGCGTACCGCAGTTGTGTTACCCGATGACCCCGGTGGTGACATCATGCAGTTGGTTCTCCCTGCTACGTCGGCGTTTGGCGAGGAAGATAACGGTCGTTGGCCCTTTAAGGCGTACGGTCGTAACTTGGGCAACCATAACATCAGCCTCGGTAACGTGGTCACCCGCATGCAGTTCGACGCGAAGGCTAAGGCTCCGCGTGTTCTGTTCTCGCCTGCATCAGCATTGCCGCCCGGAGTGATTGCTATTGTGGAAGCTCAGGGCAAGAAGCCCGCTGCTGAGGACGCAGTGAAGCTCACGGTATATCAGGCGGAAGAGAGCGAGGCTCCGGCGCAGGAAACGGCGCAGACTCCGGCTGATCCTACAGTGGTCAGGAAGAAGGCCCCGGCGGCGGCTACGGCTGACATGTCGGATGTCCTCAAGGAATGGAACAAGAAGTGAGGTAGCCCGTGGCTCGTCCATACAGTCAAAAATTTCTACTAAATCTGCAGAAGGCAGACCCGATCATGTTGGGTGTGCAGCTTGGCAGACTCTGTGTGGAGGCTAACCTTCCGGCGGCATACGTTGCTAAAGCGTTGGAGACTTCACGCATCAGCGTGTACAACTGGTTCCGTGGAGGTGGTATACGCGAGAGCAAGCGTAAGACCATTGAGGTATTCATGGATCTAGTACGACAAGATATGAAGTCAGGTTACTTGCCAGCTCAAACTGTCATCGACGCTAAGGCGTATATAGAAAGCATGATAGGGGTAAAGATTTAATCTAGGTCATGTGATTCGGCGGGGGGCTGCCCTCCCGCCTTTTTTTGTCTCTGCGAGATCTGAAATGTTAAAACAATTTTACAGAAAGGCATTACCATCGCAGGGCGTTTACTGTGTAATGGGCATTAAAGAGGGCCGCGCTCAGAACCGGTTTGCTGAAACGCTCGAAGAGTTATTTGAGATCGTTGATGAACTGAAGTTGCAGGAGCAGAACGTATTCGTTGCGATGAGTACGTTTAAGAGCTTCAGCCGCAAGGCGGACAACGCACTGTACTCAAGGTCTTTGTTCATCGACCTTGATGTGGATCCGGACAATCCGAAGAAGTACAACAGTAAAGAGGCTGCTCTTGCTGCATTGGATGACTTCATCACGATATCTAAGTTTGCTCCGCCTGTCCGTGTGGATTCGGGCGGCGGTATTCATGCGTATTGGTTGCTTGATCAAGACATCCCGATTGATGAGTGGAAGCGGTACGCAGATAAATTTAAAAAGTTTTGCGCCGACCATATCAAGATTGACATGGCGGTTACGGCGGATGCCGCACGCGTCCTTCGCTGCCCCGAGACCCTGAACTACAAGACCGATCTGCCGCGTGAAACGAAGCTGCTTGACAGTGAGTTCGGGCAATACAGCTTTCATCAGATTCAAGATTTCTTGGGCGTGATCCCTCCGTCTATTGAGGAGATCCTTGCGTCAATTGAACCGGACTTGCCCGCCAAGCCCGACAACTTCGAGTATGTCTTCAACGATATTGTTGTTAAGAGTTTGACGGGGCAGGGATGCAGCCAGATCAATAACATCGTGGTCAATCAGGTTACGTTGGAGGAACCGTTGTGGCGGGCAGGGCTATCCGTCGCAGTGCGTTGTGTAGATGGCGAGGAAGCCATCCATTTGATGTCCCAAAAACATCCGGGGTACACCCCGGCAGCAACAGAGACTAAGGCTAATGAAACCCTTAACGCAGAGTGGGCCTACGGATGCGGCAAGTTTGAAGAACTCAACCCTGCAGGATGCAACGGATGCGTATTCAAAGGCAAGTTCGGGAAGTCTGGACCCATCCAGCTTGGACGACAGCTCAAAGAAGCCCCGTCAACCGAAACGATTAGTGAAGCGGACTCAGTTCGGATCGCTGAGAATCCCGAAGAAATTCCGTTATTTCCTGTTTCAATCAGTCCCTATGTACGAGGAGCCAACGGAGGAGTTTGGTACAAGCCTAAAGCCGAAGTAGACGAAGAGGGGAACGTCGAACAGTCGCGTCCCTTTCAGTTGATTGCGAATGACTTCTTCCCTATCAAGCGGATGTATAGCCCAACTGACGGAGAGGTCATGTTGTTGCGATACATCATGCCCAAGGACCCTACGAAAGAGTTCTTGTTTCCGATGAAGTACGCCTACGCATACGACAAGATGAAGGAGTTACTGTCGTCTAATAGCATAAACTTTCCACCCGAGATGGCTAAGTTCGTCTCGGAGTATCTGCGTAAATGGAACGAATTTTTACAAAACATCAAATCAGCGGAGATCATACGTATGCAAATGGGTTGGACAGAAAATTACGAGGCGTTCATAACAGGCACCTTGGAAATACAGCGGAACGGCGAAGAACGTACGGCGGCGACATCGCCGTTGGTTAAGAACGTGTCTAAGCTCTTCCGTCCCACCGGCACGTTAGAGAAGTGGCAGGAGTCGGCTAACGCGTTCAACATCCCGAGCCTTGAGCTTCATGCGCTTGGCCTTCTGGCAGGATTTGGCTCCCCCTTGATGCGTATGACATCTACGTCGGGCGCGGTCATCTGCTATATGAGCCCTGAAACGGGCGTCGGCAAGACGGGCTCCATGTACGCAGGGCTTAGCGTGTTTTGTGACCCCTATTACATCAGCTTAGCGGACGGCTCAGCCACGGACAACGCGCTGACCGGGCGGTACCTTGCCATCAAGAACCTACTCTTTGGGCTTGATGAGGTGTCCAACATTGATAGCGAGATCCTTTCGCGGCTAATTCACCGCATCTCACAAGGCCGGGCCAAGGCACGCATGCAGTCATCGGTCAATGCCGAGCGCGAGATCGAGATGGGTGCATCGCTGATCGCCGTCATGACTACTAATCAGTCCCTTTACGACAAGCTAAAGCAGATTAAGAAGAGCCCTGACGGTGAGATTGCCCGTACGATTGAGTTCCGGCTTGAGATGCCACAGGCATTCATCGACGACCCGAAGCTGAGTAAGCGTATCGTGGATCCGTTTAGGTTCAACTACGGTCACGCCGGTCCGATGTTTATTCGCCATATCTACGCGAAGGGCGAGACAGAGGTTCGGTTGCTGATTGACAAGTGGGTCGAGCGGTTCCGGGAAGACTACGGCATGAGCGCAGCTTACCGCTTCTACGAGAACGTCATTGCGTGCTGCTTTGCAGGCGGGCAGCTTGCGGTCGAAGCGGGCATCATCGACATAGACATCGAGCGGGTGTACAAGGTCGTCATCAAGACGATGGTTGATATAAAGAAGCAAGTCTTTACGCTCAACGAGACCGATTACAAGGGGCTTGTCGCTGACTTCTTCAATAAGTATCACACAGGGTTCTTGATCTTTAACGATGCCCGAGTGATTAGCGAGCCGCGCACCGCTATCGTAGGACGCATTGAGGTGCATACTGGGTTACAGTACGTTAGTAAGACTGAGCTTCAGAAATACTTGGCGCAGCCGGGGTTACAGATTAGCGCCACTGCTGCCGAGAAAGCTTGGACCAAACAAGGCATCCTCAAGGAAGTGCGCCGTCAGCGGTTGACGACAGGATGGAAGCAAGGCACGCACCAATCTGCCGTATCCTGCTATGTCTTCAACACCGACTTGCCTGATGACTTCTATGACAAACCTAAAGATGACGGAGCCTGAGTGGTGGCTTCCGTTTGAGGCTATGGAAGTAGGGGACAGCTTCTTTATCCCTACGCTTAAGCCAGCCGAGATGACCTACATCCTTGATACACGGGCAAAAATAGCCGGTGTAAAGGTAAAGTCGTACGCCATGACCAAGGACGGTCTGCTTGGCGTACGTTGTTGGCGGATGCGTTAGTTGCCGCTGTAAGCCTTAAAGTCTTCGACCAAGAGCATCTTGAGGTAGTTCATCTCTACCTGAACGTCCTGTACGAAATCTTCGCGCTGCTTCGGGGTCAGGCTCCTGTCCAACAAGATCTCCTTGCGCTCGGTTTGCAGTTTACTGAGCTGCCCGCTGCCCTTGTTGTAAGTGTCTACAAGGATGTCGGCGTTTGGGTTCTCACGGTAGAACTTGTTAACTTGCTCCAGTGTACCCAGATCCTCGAACGTCTTGAGCCGCTGTGAGAGCTTCTTGATGCCCTTCTCTGCCTCTGCATATTCTCGGGCATCGTAGTTGGAGTTACGCCCGATGAAGCTGCGCAGGAGAAACGTGTCCTTCTTGGCATCGAAGTTCTTGTCACCCATCGAAGTAAGAACCAAGTTGAAACTGTTCTCCGCCAGATGATTAACACCATCAGCGTAGTTGTTCAGGAAGAACGCAATGCTGTCCGGCGAAAGACTAACCTCTCCATCCGTAGTATTAAAGATTAACTCTGAAATTTTACGATGGATTTCAGAAGGCCGTGTGCTGCCTGAGAAGGCGTCTGCATACTTACCCGAGCGGGAGTTGTAGATGGGGTTGCCCATCGCATCAACGTTTAGGACAAACTCAACCAATGGTCGTGCCACAGACGGCGCGGCGCTATCAAGCAACCACGCACCGAAGTTCTCGGCGCTCTCAAACGGACTGATACGCGAGGTAGGAATAGGCAGGAACGAGTCCATACCGATCTCGACCATGTTGCCCGCAAAATCCCGGAAAGACAATTGCCCATTTGCCGCCGCCGCAACCTGAGCCCCGGCTGATGCCAAAGAGCTGACGCCGAAGCCCCACGGGACCTGAAAGAATCCTTTATCGCCGATCACAGGCAGACGCAGATACCGCGTCCATCGGGACATGTCATCCGTCAGAACCCGGTTACGCCCCTCGTCATCATCGCCCGAAGCCATCACGGCCATAGCATAAAGTGCAGCACCCGTCGCTATCGTGAACATAGCTGTGTTACGGGCGTTCTTTGCACGGGTCAGCTGACGCTTTTCAAACGCATCAAAAGCCTTTTCCCGGTCAACGATCTCCTGCTCCAATGCAGCGATCTTCTTTTTGTCAGGCCGCTTGTTATTCTGAATGCGCTTGATTTCTTCGGCCAAGCCCTGAGTCTCAAACAGCTCCTGTATCTCAGGCTCAAGTCGAGCAAATCCTTTTTCAACAGCGCTTTTTGGTTTCAGGAAGAAGCCCGGACGCAGCGCATCAATTGCATCTACTGCACCAGTAGCCGCCGGACGGATGAACATAAACCACGCGCTCATCTCGCGCCCATATTTACCAACCTTGCGGAAGTCCATCAGGCTCAGCGAGAAAGCCGCAGCTTCTTTGTTGATGTCTTCCATGACCTTAGGGTCATCGATATTCAGCCCCTTCTTCTTGGCTTCAGCAATGTTGTTCTGCTTGCGCAAAGTGTACGCAGAAACGCGGCTCGTCAATTCAAACCCATCGTTGTAAGCGTCAATCCATCGCGCCAGCATGTTTGGTTGAGTGAGGATCTTCTTGGGGCCGACCTGCTTTTTCAGATCCTCCATCGTGTTGCTGATGTTGACCGACATGCGGTAGAACGTAACACCGCCGTACTCCCTCATCTCCAAGGCGTCACGGTAGAAGGAGTCGGTCTTCGCCAGCTCATCCAGCTTCGCAATATTGTTTTTTGCTAACAGGTTGGACAGCCTGCCTGCCTTATACATGCGAAGCCGGGCGACGTTCGCAGCCACCGCAATCAGGTACTCCCGAGCCTCTTTGCCACCCTCGCGGGCACTGATCAACCCCGCGTTCGTAATGGTATTGCGAATGAGGTCCATCGGAGCAAACGCCGGATTGTAGCGGGTGTGCAGCTGCCCAAAGAGGCTTGTCAGATTATTACCAATCTTGACCACCAAGTTCATCTCGCGATACGGGACCTTGATAGCCTCCAGCATGTCTGGATCCTTGATTGAGAAGACCTCAACCGAGCCATCCTCGTTATAGTGCAGTACTTTGTCGCGGCCCTGCACTTGGCTGTAGTCAAAGTTCGGCGCGTTGCGCTCCTCGAACTCGAACACTTTGGGCCGGGCAGATTTGATAATGTTAAGTTTGATCAGGTTCTTAATCGTTTGAGTTACGTCTGTGCCGCGCCCCGCACGACTGGCGGCAAAGTAAGACTCCGCGATGCTCTGCAGTATTGGGCTGTCAAACTCCGTACGGCGTCCCTCGAAGGACTCCGGTGCCTCAGACAACTCGCCGCTCAGGTACTCAGTATCAGTGTCGAGAGTCTTGTCAGCCCTCGGGTTGCCCTTGAACGGAGCATAGTGCTTCCAACCGTACGTGCCGATGACATTATCAACCTTGTCCGTCCAGTAATTAGCCCGGCGGTTCAGGTTCTTGTTAAGTTCATTCAACGCATCGAAGTCCGCAAAGACCTGATCAACCGCTGCCTTAGTCTCAGCATCAAGTCCCTCGTATTCTTCCCGAGTAGCGTCTAGTTCTTCTTGCGTGTACTCGGTACCTATGACGTTATAGATGTCGTCATAAAAGTCCGTCGTCATCTCAAGCGGGACTTCCTTGCCTTTGGCTTCCAACTGAGCCTTGACCGGGCTATAGCCAAGCGGATCGGCATGATTGGCAGCAAGGTACCGCATCATATCTAATACGGCTTCTTGCTTTTGCGGGGTATCGGCAAGGCTACGGCGTTCCTCCAACTTAGTACGGGCATCCGCCGCTGTCATAGCAGGCTCGCCCGGCAGAAACTCCATTTTCGTGGTGTTGTTTAGCGGAACGTTGCGAAGGTACTTGGTCTCGCGGCGCTCCGGTTCATGAAGTGCGATACGGTAACCATCTGCCTTCTCAAGCGCATCCTTGATAGTACCTTTCATCACGCGGGCATAAGACGCCAAGGACTCGCGCAGCCGCTTGGCAACTGGTTCAACTTCCGTTGCTACGATATACGCTGCACGGTTTGCGGCAATACTGGTTTGATCTTCGATGTTGTTCTTGTCATCCCCAACGGAGATAAGCTTGCCCGCAATCCGCAAGTCTTCCTGAAGTTTCTTGACCTTACGACTAACGCTCTGAAAGTTCTTAGCAATTGTTTCGTAACTGGTCTCAGGCGAAGTCAGTTTGTTTATGACTTGTCGAATTACGCCCGGCTTCATCATCTTAACGCTAGCTTCCCGGCGAAGCTCATCAAGGCTCTTCTTGGGCTTCGTGGGCTTGGGCTTCTTGGGCTTGCCCGTCTTGATAGGTTCAACAGACCAGTAGCCGGGAACTTCCACAAGCATCTGATCAGTCTGATACTTGCCATCTGCCTTGGCGAGACTGTCCAACGCACGGATAATGGCCGCGTCAGACTTCAGGCCGAAGATGTCCTTAGCCTTCTCAAGGAAGTCGCGCAGCCATTTACGGATCTGACCAACCACACCCGGCGACATATCGTATCGCCCTTGCACAATACGCGAGCCGTTGACTGCCCAGAACTCAGACGGGTTGACGTACTGATAGAACGATGAGGGAACTTTCCTATTCTTGATAGCATCGAGGGCCTTCTCGTACTCAGCGTTTCTATTTGCTTCGGTAGAAAAATAATGATAATTCGTAATAGCACTGAAGAACTGCTTCTCAGCATCGGTCTTCGCGTTCTTCTCTGCCTTGGTCAGCTGCTTGACGTACGCCTTAAGGATGCCTGAGCGAATGTTAGCGGGCATCAACCGTTCAAGATGGTGCAGTATCTCGTGGGTAGCGGTTTGGCTGTCCACTACACCCTTGAACAAAGTGATGATGCGGCTGATGGGGTTATAAAACCCCGCTGTACCTTTCATTTCCTCGGGCCGGTTACGGATCGAGATGCCTAAGTTTTCAACAAGTAGCGGGTTTTGCCGGATGAACCACTCGGCAAGATCTATGCCTTCTTGTGATATAAAATTGTTGCGTCGGGCATTCATAAGCCGTTCGCGGATATAGTCTGCACCACGCTTGCGCAGTTGAACGATGCGCTCTTTCTGAGTTTTGAGCAGCAAATCACCCGTGGTCTCAGCTAACTGATCGCCGGTCAATACGCCAGCATCGTAGTCCTTCTTAGCCTTCTTCAATTCAACTCGCAACGACGGGGTGCGTTCGCCCGCTTGCTCCGACAGAACAGGAGCGTTCTCATTGAGTTTGGCAATGTTGAGAAACAACTGCTGCTGTCGGGGCTCTAGTGCAGGGGATACATCGTCGTCTCTTTCATCAACTCGCCTAGCAACACCGCGACGATCTTGTTTTTGCTGTGGTTTTCTAGGTAACCCAAAAGGTTCAGGGGCCGAGATAGGCTCCGCCTTTTTAACACTTACAACTTCTGTTTTCGACTCCCCTGCCTCACTAACCGTATAACGTACAGTCACTTCAGGCGGCGGGATAAACTTATCGAGCGCACCGGTTTCGTCCGGCACCACACCTACACGAGCACCTTTACTGTAATTAGGTACGATGTAATTGTTCCAAGTATCAACACCGACGTTGATACAACCATACGAAACCTTGTTGTCAGTTACATCAGCCGAGGCAAGTCGCTCAAGCCGCCGCTCCTTGATGTTTCCCGTATATACCTGATGGATCGCCATCACGCCTACGTTTCCCTGAGCATCTTGAAAATTAAGTTGAAGCGGGAAATCCCTGCCGCGCCTCAACACCGCTGTAAATTCGCCTGCAGGGGTAATCTTTTCACTGTCAAGCGTAGCGTTGATTTCTTCAGCGGTCAGTTTCTGCCCGACGAGGTGCGGCAACACATCTCCCTTCGCCTTGCCAAACAGGGCAGGGGCGAACTCAATCAACTCACCGTTAGCCTTAAACAAGAACACCTGCCCCGAAGGTTTGTCCGCGATGATGAACGGGACGCCTGTGTTGTTGAGCATGAACCGTTCGTAGACGGCACGGGCAGCGGGAGACATTGCTTCAGCCGCCTCGGCAGGCGGAACGGGTCTAACTGTTTCTGCAGTTCTAAATGTAGAACCCGAAGCAACAAGCATCGGCTTTGGCGCAAGATTAGTGAACGCTGAGGCGTTAAACACTGCGCCCGTTGAGAGCAACGCAACTATGACTGCACGGACAATGCCACGCAGCCGGGCACGGACGGCCTTGATGCCCTGATTGGCACCCTTGATGACTTCTTCAAGAAAACCCCTCTTGGCTACATCGTTGTACGAGTCCTGCCCAAACTCTTGCGCAATGACGCGCTTCTGAGTCTCGCTAAGCCGATTATGAACGAGCTCTTGCTCGGACTCGGACAACGTATGAGTCGGGCGCTCTTGAGCGGCTTCAAGGACTTGGGTGGCCTCTTCCGTCAGTGCAGAGGATACATCCTCTTCTCGTTCATCAACCCGCTCAGCAACACCGCGAGCAGGCTCCACTCCTGAAACTCTAGATTCTGTAGCTTCTCGTCCTGCGGGGACTCCTCGTTGTACAGGCAGTGCAGGGCTTCCTGCAGTTGCTCCAGCGACAGCTTCTCCAGCACGGGTTGATACGGGTTCACTTGATGCCTCCGGAGGCGTGACTTTAGTTATTTCGTTACCAAAGTGTACGGTTTTGTTGTCGCCCCAGTATTCAACAGGGGTTAGCCCGATAGCGGGGTCTGTCGCAAACTTGGTAACAGTACGGCGTTCAACTTTTCCTGCGCTTTTCCCGTCGAGATACCCAACCGCCACGCTATTCGTAGCATCGTCAAAACGCAGAGTTTTTCTTGCCCCGCCCTGAGTTTGAATTTCCGACAGCCTTTCAGCACCGTCTTTATCGACGTATACCGTACGCTTTGATGTAGGCTGAAGACCTTCTTCGCCGGGTTGTTCGGGTCGCGCCGCTTTGCTGCGGGTTGTAGTGCCGTCGTCGTTGACGGCATACGTTGATCCTTTTGCCGTTGTGAACGTAAGTCCACTTGGAGTGGCAACTTTCTCCGCCGGAGCAACAGGGGCAGCAGCAGGATCAGCCTCTACCGCAGCCTTCGCCTCAATCGTCTCCGCAGGCGTAACCGGAGATAAAGTGGCTGTTTCAGTAGGTGCAGCTGGGGGCTTAAGTTTTTCTCGTAAGGATTTAACGGTGCCTACTGGATCAGTCCTTAACCCCGCGTTGATTATATTTATTTGAGCCGTATCAAGTCGAACGCCAATCTCTGACTGAGCAAAATTTTGCGGAGTAAGCCGTCCACGCTCAGCCTGCTGCTGCAAAACTTCAAGCTCAAAATCCGCGTCTTCCGGAGACACTGCTTCCAAATCGTAACTTGGTGATGTAAGTATGGTGTGACGAAAATCAACAGGCGCAGTAAATTGAGGTATAGCTGCATCAACAGACGTAGCGGGGAGAGCAGCAGCCACAGGCGGCGGAGTAATTTTAGGCGAAGCTTCTATTGGGGCGAGGTCCCCGCCAAAGTCAGGGTACCCGGTGGGGCGGTCTGCTCTGTCAAGCCGCATCCGGTATTGACTACCATCCTGACGCTCGTAAAGCTGCTCTCCGGCGGCGTTCTGCCCGACCACTTTATCTTCAGCCGGAATGATGGTCTCACGCGGAGTTACCGCCATACGCAGCAACGGCTCAATATCTACCCGGCCCACGCCCTTCTGCGGGATGTTCTCATAGCCAAGCTTCTTGGCGATGGACTTGGCCTTGAACAGATTGAAGTTCTTACTGCCTTCAGGGAACTGCGCAACAAACTCAGCCGCTTCCTGCAGCGCCTCCGGCGTCGGCTCCTTGATGCGCTCAAACACCATCGGCTCACGAGGTTCAACCGGAGCCTTTTCTTTCCGTGCCTTTTCCGGCACAACAGGCGCAGCGGGTAGCTGCCCGCGCAGCTCATCCAACGTCTTAGCACGGACAGGCGAAGGCCGAGCAGCACGACCCGTCTTGGGAGCCAACTGCTCCGGCGTAAGATCTTCTTCAGTATCCGGAGCCTCTTCAGGCGGGGCTTTGGGCGCAGCTTGTTCACGGTCACCAAACACTTCTCGCGCACCCTGAACGCCCGCACCCAATCCACCGCCCACAATTGCGGCTTCAAGCGCCGTCATCCCCGCTGTGCGTGGGTCAAACCCTGCTTGGGTACCCACCGTCTCACCGGCATAAGCACCGACTTCTTCAACGGCTTCAGTACCAGCCTGTACCCCTGCCTCTTTCCCGATACGTCGCGTAGCTGTAGCAGCTTCCGCACCTTCCTTGACTAAGCGCCGTGTAGCAAACCGCTCCAACGTACCTTCAACTACTGCCGCACTTGTTGCAGCCGCTACATCACCAATTGTAGTTTCCGACAGTGTTCTGCCGTCGTTCTTCAACCGCTCATTCAGGATCTCGTTAGCGCGAGTTGGAATATAAGCAGGTAGTGCAGCCGCCGCTGCAACCATGTCCGGAGACGAAGCGATGACACGCTCGATGATGAACGGCACCGCGTTCAGTGGGTTGTCCGCAAGATCGCCTAACTTGGTGCTGGGTTCGTAGTTGATCTCACGGCCCCAGTTCCTAAAGCTATCCGCCCAATTTTGCATGTACTGTAACTGATTTTTATCGCGGATATCTTCTTCAGTCCGGCGCTCAAGGCGAATGCCTTCCCGGTCAACCATCAACCGGGTATCAAGGATCGGTGCCTTCTCAGCGATGACATCGCCAATCGCTTCGCCAGCACGGCCTAATGTCTCAATACCCGACCCAAGAAGCTCTGCTCCACGGGCCACGGCCCCCATGAACGGGTTGCGTGTAACTTCAGGCGTGGCCTCCGCAGCCGCAGCAGGGGCACGTTCAAGATGCCGGATCTGCTTGCCCTGAAAGTCACGACCAGCCCGAGCAGCAATCTGTTCAGGCGAAGCATCATCGGGCGCGCCTTGATACTCGTGCCTTGAACCGTCTGCAAAATAGACGGTTACATTTCTAGGCATTACTGGTTCCAGCCGCTAACCGAGTACGGTCCACCAGACATCCCTACATCTCCTAATGCCTGTTGTTCCAAATCACGCATAGTTTTTTGCGCCCTAGCACGTTCTGCAGGATCCGTAGAAGTTTGCGCTATGCGAGAAGCCCTTCTGTATAGGGTATTGTTTTGACTAAGCTTAGCTACGCGCTCATCCGCTGCGATTTGTTCTCTTATATCTGCGCCTAAACCTGTTGCAGTCGCAACACGAGTAATTTTTTCCACCGCCTCCATCCGCTTTTCATAAGCATTTTGCATAATCTGCCGTTTGGCCGGATCAGGTTCTATCTGTATGGCGTCATACATATCTATTAATTGCTGAGCCATGCTCCGGTCCTGCGGCCTGTTTGAAGCACGCAGCTTTTCCAAAGCAACGTTGTGACTACGATCAAGATTTTTCTGTTCAATGGCTGACCGAGCGGTTGCAATAGAAAGATTAGTAGCGTCGGCCTTTTCATTAAGCCTATCTACGCGATCTTGATCCGCTTTAGATCCGGACTCCATCGCCTGTTCCTGAGCACGACGAAGCTGAATCTCCTGCAGCCGAAGCGACTTAGTGTCGTCCTTAAGCTGCTTAAGATCGTTGACAAGACCACCGTAGTTGTCCCTGATGCTTTCACCAAGGCCCTGCAGGAAGTATGGGCTCTTGTTCGCCATCAGCGAAGCACCGGCCATGACCCAGAAGTTGCGATAAGCTTCCTTGGTATCGCCGCCCTGCGCTTTCTGCTCCTTGACGTACGCAGCAAGGTCCGCGTCAGCCTGACTAAACTCGCCGGTCTTAGCATCACGCTGACGCTTAATACGCGCAGCACGCTCTGTATCCACATCAGTCGTGGGACGCTCAAACTGCGTGAACATGTCGTCCTTAGGCGCAGTAGGTACGACCGCACGGGGCACCGCAGAACCTTGATTCCGACGCTCCGGTGCAGCAAGATTGGCATCCGGAACAGTAGCCGGACGTTCCTGAATACGGCTAAGATCCTGTTCCTTTTCAATGAAGTTCTCGGGGCCCCGCCTGAAAGCACTGGGATCAACCACCGCAGTAGAGTCTTTAGCAGGGGTAATAACAGGGGTAATAGCAGAAGCAGGAGCAGCGTTACGAGCTTTCAACGTCTGCAACGATCTATATGCTTCCTTATAAGCGGGGTCAAACCGCTTCAAGACTTCTTGTTTTTCAGCAAAGCTGAGTTTGTCATAGTTCGACATTTGCTTGCGCACGAAAGATTCGATGTCGGTCGTATCAGTCATGAAGCTCGGTACATTGCTTAGCAAGTCGTCGTTAAACTCGTAGGAATTATTCCCTCTAACAAGCGAGCCATCTTCGCCGCTAAACGCCACAATGCCACCACCAGCAAACCCACGCTCCATGGCAGGATTCGGCATAGCGGCCACGCCAGCGGCGGCGGGGGGCATCTGGGCAGGGGGAGCCATCGGGGCCTGCGGCATTCTTGGTGCCTGCTGTTGAGCAAGTGCCGCATCATACTGCTGAGCTACGGTCGGCGGAGCAGCGGGGGGCTGCTGAGCCATTTGCTGCTGGGTCCTAGCAGCATTTTCAATACGAAGCTTCTTGGCAATCAACCCTGCAAGTTGGGGTTCGCCACGTGAAACAAGGAACGGAATAATGTTTGCACCGTTTACCTTATCCTTCTGCTCAACAAAGTTTTGATAAGCAGAAACCGTAGGAGAGATCGCAGTCAATCCCGCAAGTGCATTTGGGTTGTTAGCCATTATTGACCCCTCTGAGCGCCGTAATACATTGCACCCAGACCCGCCACCGTATTGAGCGGACTTGGCTGAGCGCCGTAGAGAGTCTGGACGCCACCGGCTGTGGGCGTACCGCGAATCAAGTCTGACATAAAGCCAAGCTGCTGATACGGGTACCGCTGACGGTTAAGGAAGTCATCGTAAGACATCTGCAGACGCTGCTGTTCAAGTTGCTGCATCTGCCCACCGGCTTGCTGCTGAGCCTGCGATGCCAACTGCTGTTGATTAAACTGAGTCTGGCCCAACTGACCAAGCGTACCTGCGGCAGCCAACTGCTGCTGGAGACCTTGCATGCCAAGCCCCGCACCAAACTGCCGGGACTGCTCCATCGCCTGCTGCGCGGACTGATTTTGACCAAGCGCCTGCTGCTGAGCTTGCAACTGCGCGGCCTGATTAAGCTGTTGCGACTGAAGGCTTTGGTTTGCACCTAACTGTTGAGTCCCAAGCAACGCTTGAAGATTAGCCTGCCCAGACGTAAGTCCGGCTTGTTGATTAGCCATTGCCGCTTGCATCTGAGCCGCACGATCCGCACCAAACTGCTGCCCTGCCTGCTGAAACGCCTGTTGCCGACCGGTAGCCTCGATGCCCTGCAACTGGCCCTGAAGGTTTCGATTGGCCTCCGACTGTAGCAACGCTTCACGGGTACCGCCACGCGCACCGGCACGGATACCCTGCGCCTGAAGCCCCGGCATCTGACGAGCGTAGTCCTGCATCGCGCCGCGCTTCTGCTGCTCAACCACACCACTCATATAGGGTGACATGTAGTCCTGCATGGCCTGCGTACCGAACCGTTCTGCACCGACCTGCTGAGGCCCGCCCATTTGATACTGCTGCAACTGCGGGGCTTGGGTGCTCGTGTACGACACGTTGGTTGGTTGATACTGCATTGGTTGATAGGACAACCCCAACTGCCCTGCCTCCTGCCCTACAAGTCCAGCAAGACCCGAGGCTTGTCCAATCTGCGAAGTGGGACCAAGCGCAGCCGTGCCTCTTATTCCCTGTTGCTGAAGCGGGTTAAATCCAGCAAGCCGCTGACCCCCATAAGTCTGGTAAGGCTGGTTATATGCAAGATCTTCCGCCGTGCCGAGGGTTTTCTTGGCATAGGGCATCAACTCAGGTGGGATCGTTACCTGAGTGACTGTTTGTGAAGTAGGTTGTGAAGAACCGCCGCCGCTGCTCATGATTTTACCTCGTCAAAATGCTTTTCATATATCACCGTCTTAACGGTGTAATTGCGTTTTTTAACATGCGGCTCCCAACCGGGGCGACCGTAGAATTCTATGCCTGCACAACCGACATCTTTAGCAAACTTGTCCGCAGTATTGTGCATGATGTCATCAACGTACTTCATGTGGTTAGGGTCCATAGCACAATACTGAATTATTAACATTTTAGTTTGTGGGTACTGTTTAATCTCAGTCATGACGTACCCGTGGATAGCGTCATTATTTTTTGAATCAAACACCACCCATAATTGCATTTGTCCAGTTAAAGCAAAACGAACAATATCGTCAACACTCGCACGGCCCTTGGTCCAACTTTCAGATTCTTTAAAGTATTTAATTAAGGACGGGACTAAATACGTAATCTGACCATACGGCACAAGTGTAATGTCAAACTTCATCTAGGTAAGTACCTATCAACATCTACCTGCGGGGACTGTTGTGCCCGTCCAGTACGAGCCTTACGAACCTTTGCCATCATATCGTAGAGTCTTTTGGACCCAGCATTGGTAGAGCCATTGCCGAGGTGAGAGACTACATCAGCAGGAATAACAAATTCGCCATCCGTTAACCGGGCTTCCTGCTTACCACTAATATTGGCCTTGATGCTGTCAGACATGCCGTCGCCTTTACCGGTGACCAACTTGCCCCCAACAAGCCGCTGTTTACGCTTACGCTTGGCTACGCCACCCTTGGCAAACCCAAAGTTGTACTCGTTACCAAACTGATCGTAGTTCTGGTCAAACTGACCAAGCCCGTATTCCGTGGGTTCCTGAGCAAAATCAGGCTGTGCGTAAACCTGCTCTTCCTGCGACGGAGAAACCTTCTGGGGCGGTTCTCTATCGGGCTGAACTTGTCGTTCATAGCGACCATCATACGGACTGATGGGATTTCCCTGCGACAAAAGCTCAAATGGAGATGCAGACGGATCTGCTCGTTCAACTATAGGTTTTATATTGCCAAAGCTCCCGTAACCAAACCCCGGCGGTAGCTCAGGGCGCATCGAAGGCGTAGGCTCTTCCTCGATGATACGAGGCGAGTACGGAGTGGGGTCAGGTGTAAGTTCACGAGGTTCGTTAAACGGAGTCGGGGGCTGATACGGATTGTCCTGCATATCACGAGGATCGCTGAACGGAGTCGGGGGTTGATACGCCGGTTCTGAAGGGTAGTACTCGCGCTCAATTGGGCTAATACTCACCATGTCGTCCTGCATATCACGAGGATCGCGCATGTCACCCATTTCTATCCGTTGATTGCCGGTAGTTGGGCCATACATCCCGTCTCCCATCGAGGTCGTTTGCGGACCACCTCTACTACCCATGTTGCCGCCCATGTCAAAGTCGCCACTGCTGCCGCCCATGTCAAAGCCGCCGCCATAGCCGCCCATGTCACTGTCATCGCCGCGAACAGGTCGGCCTGAATAATTAATCGGGTTGTACGCAGGGGGCGTAGTGGCAGGCGGAGGCTGTTGCGACGTGCGCGTGCCCGGCTTAGTAAAAGACCCAGTGTCCGGGTCCCACTGCATACGGCTATCGTTTCCTCGATAATTGTTGCCCATGATGCCAGCAAGGCCGTTCATCCCGCCGCCCATAAAATTCCCAAAATCAATACCAGAAAAATCAACGCCGTCAAAATCATCCCTATTTGGACGACCGGGGTTTGGAGGCGGCGTAGTAACAGGCGGGGGAGTCTTTTTCGGCGGTGCAGCAACAGGAGACGCAACAAACTTATTCAGTTGCGACATGTAGTCTTCAAGGTTAGCCGCGGTGCCAGCCGGAGCCTGCGGAGGCGGGGGTTCATCCTTCTTTACATCACCGCCCTCAGCATAGCCTTCCAAGCCGGGATAATCCTTCTTCCACTCACCACCAAGGAACTTACCCTCATCGGGGTCATAGCCATATGACTGATAGTACGACGTGTCAATGGGTGAGTTTTTAGGTCGTTTCATTTCAGGAGTAAGCGCACTGATACCGGCAGAGGTAACACCTGCCTTTTGGGCCAAATTTGCAGTGCCCAGTGCAGACCGTGCTACGTCAGTGCCGCTAAGCCCCGCGAGTGAACCAGTGCCTCCAGATTTACCAAATATTTGACCAAAACCTTTACCAATGTTAGAAAAAGAAACATTTGGAGTGGACGCAAACATTCCCGGTCCTTTAGCAACAGCGGCCTGAATGCTTTTTGTCCCTGCCTCTCGTAAGGTTTGTTGCTCTAGTGCTTTCTGAGCGGCTGTCTTTGCAGCTTCTTTTGCAACTTCTTTTGCAGCTACATCAGCAGCGGCAGTAAAGCCAGCTTCAGTGCCAGCAGCAGCAGCAGCGCCAGCAGCGCCAGTAGCGGCAGGAGCGGCACCAACAGCGGCAGGAGCGGCACCAGCAAGACCGGCACCAGCAAGAGCGGTACTAAGACCTGCGCCACCGTATGCGCCAAGGCCAGCCATGAGGCCCTTACCAATGTCACCGGTACGGACACCCTCAACGCCACCAACAATCAAGCCAGCGGTTAACGGGTTGATGAGACCGCCAGTAAGCGGAGTAAGGATTGCACCAATGATGGTTGGCAGAAGACTCTTAAGGAAGTTGGCTTCGTACAGCC